ATCATATATTGCACCTATTTCATATGCCATCCCAAGTATACTAAGAAGATCACCTCTATTTGTTGTTAAATCTGATAAAGATATATTTTCATTTTCCGCTTTTTCTTGTTGCTTAGTAACACTAAGCGTATATGTTTTTTTACTAATACCATTCTCTGCTGTTACAACAACTTCAATAAATTGGGGCACATCAACTTCAAAAGCACTAATATCAAAAGTATAATTATTAGAATCAACTTTTATTCCGCCTACAACTTCAAAAGTTGCATTTTTATCTTCAGGTATCGCTTCTATATGAAGTAAATTAGTATCATTAGGAACTTTTACATCATAGAAAATAATCGTTTCATTAAAATGTGGATCTACCCCACCTTCCTTTACAAAAAGGAAATCTAAATCATCATTATTTGATTTAAAATTTAAAGATGAATTTAAATTTAAGGAAATGATCATGGCTAAGACAAAGAAAACATATACTGAATGTGTGCCTTTGAAGGAAGAGGTTATAAAACCAACGTAATCGTATATCCACTACTATTATGTGTATATTATACACATAATAGAAAAGAAAGGAAGGTATTTCATATGCGTGTTTATACGTTGCGTAACACTATCTTTGGGAATGGCGATGTCCTTAATGGGAAGCTTCTGGCTGTTCGTCATAATAAAGAAAAGACTGGTCACTTGATGTTCATCGATATTACTTCTAAGACTGTGATCTGGGAAACGACATCAATGGTTGAATCAATCGAAACAAAGGACGGGATTATCTTTAAGACAGCCAGTGGTTCTTCTTATGACTTCATTGATGTTGTAACTTTGGTACCTACATACAACCCTCCTACTGTTGTAGAGATGCCTGTAGTTATCGATTTCACTGTCGTATCTAAGAATCATGATTACCGGCCAATTCATTATGGAGATGGATATGATCTTGATGAGTATGAATTCAGTCGTGAGATTACTGAAAAAGAATTCCTTGCATTTCTGAAGGAAGAAAAACTGTGTACAAGAACTACTCAGGAATATCCTTATCAGGATTATGCTAAGATTTCTGGTTCTGGTAAGAAATGGACTTACAAATGGATTCGTTGTTATACCGATTAAAAACTGAGAGGAGAAATAATATGAAAATGAAAAATGCTAAAACCAAACGTTTCTTTGTTACGACTATCTGTATGCTGATGCTAATAGCAATCGTATGCGCTGTCAACATTCCGTTCTCATTCAATGATACAGATTATATTGTAACTGTTACTGATAAAGATAGGATAGTTGAAAAATCAAAAAACAAATCTCCATCTAAATATATGGTATTTGCTGACGATGAAGATGGCAACGCGCTTGTATTTGAAAACACTGATTGCTTCATCAGATTAAAATTCAACAGTTCTAATATACAGAGTCAGTTAAAAGAAGGGAATACATATAAGATCACTGTCGTTGGTTACAGAGTGCCATTCTTAAGCTGGTATCAGAATATCATTAAGGTTGAAGAAATGAAAGAATGATAATAAAAATAATATTAATAAATGGACGGGATCATATCCCGTCCATTTATTTTTTACAATAATTCATCTCTTTAAACTCATATTATTCTCTTTTAAATATCATACCCTCCATAAGGGATACCTGTCATCTTTTCAAATTCATCTGCAGTTATCTTCCCTTGTACCTTATATTCGATAAGGAAATTTACTCTCTCGATCGGTCTATACAATTCCTGAATTTTTTCCAAAGCTTTTTTCTCATCATTAGTGAGATTATCTCTATCACTAAAGTCTACATAATATTGACTCTTATCATACTGCACCATAGTTAGCTATCCTCCTTATTAACTTGCTTTAATTAGTTCCATAAATTCTGTGTAGTCTTTGTTTACGATTTTAATATAATCAACAAGATTAGAGCATGACTTCATTAATTCATCTTTAATCTTATCTTTTTCTCTACTATCCTGATTAATATTTTTTGCACTTCCATCATCTTTAATCTCTATTTCTAAGTTTAAACTAGGAATAAAAAAGTCAGGCATATAGAAATGAGATTTACCCTGGTATTCATACATGTATGTATGAGGAGATGGGGCCATTATATCTGAAGCAGGCCAGTGAAGTTCTGTATCAAGATATTTTAAAAAATGTAGTTCATAACTTGATAGATATGAAAATTTACTTTTTCCATCGCTCCAGTTATATATACCTGCTATACGTCTACCTTGTTGCATTTTCTTTTGCATTTCAGGATCATCTAACAAGTATACTTTACCATGTTTACAAATCATTCTTCGATCTCTTTGTTGTTTATATTTATATTTACACGCCGGATTATCACAGAATCTTGAATACTTCATAGTCAACTCGTTGAATTCTGTTTCATTGTGACACATTACACAACTACCTTTATCTTTCTTTGTAAGTAGATAATAAAACCATTGATAACCAGTCATATCTCCAGGTATTAAATTTTTATGTTTAGTTTGATAATGCTCTCCCATTTTATGTTTTGCACTATGTATTCCTTTTTTATTTTTATCTTCAGCAACGCTATAATTGCAATGTTGACATCTGTAAATTTTCATAGTTTTAAACCACCCCTTTAATGTAGTATTTTATATCGGTATTGGTCATAAGATTTATAATACATGTATTATAGACCAGAATGTAATTATATTACCTAATTTATAGCAAAGGAGACATTGATATGAATGAAAAGAAATTTGACATCTTAACAGACGTCGATATCACAAATCGCATTCACGAAATGGTACGTGAAGGATCAAAGTTAAAAAATGAAATATTCAAGTCTGTAATCATGATGAAAGATCTTGATAAAAAAGTTATTCAGCTTTATCTTGGTTATGTTAATAGCTTTTTAAAATATTGGGATGAATATTCATCAACATTACAGGAAGAAATGAAAACATCTAACGGAGTAGAAGGAGTTAGAAGTATTTCATATGAAAGAGTCAGAGACTATGTATATGCCAAAAATGACTATGCTTCAGTGCTAGAGTTTGTTGACGGCTTGATTAAACTTGTGGAAAGTGGTAAGTGCGAATCAATTGAAGATATTGAAGACTTCATGGATCATACATTATCGAAAGCATTTCCTTCAAGAGAAGCAGAAGTTGGAGGTCTTCTTGATAATGTACTGAATACTGGTAAAGATGGATTTATGGTTATAACTGATAAATCAGCAGCGTCTAAATATAATACCACTAAGTCTTACAATATCTTTGACAGAAGAGAAAGAAGTGTATTATATAAAGCCGTTGAAAAGACTATTGATTTCATGACATATGATATCAATAAACATCGTTACCCTCTATCTAAAGATATGAAGGTATTTGTATCTATTGTAAATAATGTTGTCGAATATATTAATTATTCTCTGGCAGCATATGCTACAAGAATCTATATGGTTGCTAAATATGCATATCCATTCATATTTGCAAATGTTAAAAATGATAATGCCATTGAAGCGAGATATGAATCTGCAATCAATAAAGATACAGATCAGAGCAATACAGAAACTACAATTTCTATATTTAGTACTCTTGATGAAACTGTAAGTAGAGATTTTACAAAGTTCAAAGAGTTCGAAGATGCATTTGATACATTTTTAAAAGCTATTGGGATTGAGAATTTGTATAACTCCAATGATGATAGATGTAAATATAGAAGATTGGAAGATAAAGCTATGCAATCTAATGTATTTGCATCTCAACTCATCGGCAATGAATTGTATGAATTCTTTATCAAGATGCGTCATTATGATTACTTTGACGGAGTATATCAGTCAAGAGCTGCTGAAATGAATATGATTCTAAAGAGTTTGATATACAACAACGTACAAGCAATTCAAGGAACTTCAACAAACAAACAGAGTATACTTTATGTTATAAGAGATACAGTTCCGAAACAGGAAACTCTTGAAAGTTATAAGGAAACAATTAGAGATTTTGCTGTATTCTCTATAAATCTTTTATATACAATAAAGGATACTGTTGAGAGATTTATTGGAACTAGATCTGAAGAAAAAGATTATCCAAGATACAATGTAACTACTTCCAATATTATTTCAGAGAATCTCAAGATTGTTGGCGATTTCTATAGAGATATAGCAACGGCTTTATTATTCAGAGCTAGAGACTTTGAAATGAAGATCAACGAATTGAGAAATGCTGAGATTGAGAAGACTTTCTCTTCCCTTCAGATTAAGGTACTCGGGGGAGATAAATCAGATTTAAGTCCAAATGATAACAATATGTCTTCTGTTCCTGATACAACAAGAATGCCTACTGAGTTAATGGATATTTATTCATCGCCTACATTCGAATATCTTCAGATGTTAGATGAATATACTATGTATGAGTATGGACTTGAAAATGACCCATACTATGCAGTAGGTTATTATTCAGAAGCATTATCTATCTCTCAGATATTCAATACAATAATTTCAACGTTAACTGCCGTTAAGAAGAAATTTGATGTATTTTTTAATAACCAAAGTTTTACTCGTGCGTATAACTGGGTTAAAGAGCATCAAAATACTCTTAGTCAAATGCAGTTCAATGGAGCTATGAGTGTTCTTCCATATGCAAAAGATATCAACATTAAACACATTGATACCATCATTAGTTGTATAAATGCATTTAATGAGAAAGACGTTGAAACACCAGAAGCAATGAATAATTTCATCAAAAAATTATATACGATAGATAACAAATCCATTCAGGATTTGTTTGATTCTGAAAAGGTAGATGAAAAGACAGCGGGTGTACTGTATACAAACTTTGTATTATTTGATAAGGATCCTCTTGATAAGAGTAATACTACTGTCAATCCTATAACACTTGATACAAGTGATAAGATCAAAGAGCAGCTTGTTAATTGGATTGATAATGTAGCAAATGCTGATGCTACTCATAAAGGATTACTTGATACAAGTAAACGTATTGAACAGGCTACGAATTCTTTAAAAACTAAAGTAGTCAATATCCAAAATAATCTTGGTAAGAATAGTACTCAACAGGCTCCACCTCTTAATGGATCTGAATCAGAGAAGCAGGATAATAACAAAGTTAATATCGGTGACGATAAACAATCATCGCTTGACAAACTTTTATTACAAATCTCAGTTGCTACAAACAAGATGTGGGATGGATTATATTATCCGATAACAAAAGCTCTGAAAGATCAGTATCAGTATATCAAAGAGGCATATTCTCTTGGTCGTAAATAACATTCGATAAATAGAGGTGGGAATGATCCCACCTCTATTTATTTTAATTTATATATTATACTTATAATAAATATAATAAGAAAAGAGGTTTGGTTATTTATGGCATTTGAAGATATATATAAAAGTCTATTAGAAGATGAAAACAACTTCTTCAATAGCCAAGACTTTGGGGATGATTATCAAGGAGCAGATGAAGGAGAAGATTTCTTAACTAGTAAAGAAATAGTTAAGATGAAAGAGCATCCTGAAACTAATCCTGGAATACAGCTTCCTCCTGGTCCCGTTGAGATAGAAGAAACATTTGGATATTTTAAGAGATATAATACTCGTAGAGAGCATAAATATACAGAAACTGAAATGAAAGAAATAAGAGAGTCATGTGTTCACACAATAGTTCATGACTATAGTGAACATGACGAATATCATATGAGTGATGAAGAACGAGCTCGTAATGATTCTCTTCAAGAGTTAAATTTGAAACTCGGATCTCTTAAAAGAATCTATAGAAAAGTAGATCAGTACATTGAAGCAATGAGAGTAGTAGTTGAAGCATGGGAACTTCTTGAAAAGAAAGAAAACTATCTACATTCATCAGACGAATTCTTCAGCTTGGTATCATGCGGAAAGATTTATCATAATAGAATTCCTATGCCTAAATTAAAAGGAATGGATAAATATAACATAGACATGATTATCAAATATATATCTAATCCTGAATTAGATCCTAAGGATCTTGTACCTATTAAAGAAGAGAAGAGAGATCCTTGGTACGATCAATTCTTAGCTGAAGAAGATGGAGATTATGAATCAGAAGAAGAAATGATGGAAAGATTGTTATCACCAGAAGAAGTGGAATATATTCTTCATAATGCTGATAATCCTCCTGCGTTCAGAGTTAAAGATATCAAAGGTAAATACATTAAGGGATACGATGTACGATCATTCGGCAGATCTAATAAAAAGAAGATGAAGAAGAAAGAGAGATATATAGCTGATGGCCTTCATGATATATTAAATAAGATTCAAAGTAATCCAAATAATAGAGGACAAAATAACGAAAGAAGCTATCTAGTAACTAATAGTTTATTTGAGCCTCCTAAGAAGGAAAAGAATGTCTGGGATGAAATGAGATTTGAAGGATCTTGGGCTGATGACGACGCCGTATTCTTATACGATATTGCTGTAAGAGAAGAGTTAATGAAAGAACTCACTCCTGGTAATGCTTATGTAACTTATGCCGATAGAGAGTTGCAGAAGTTCTTTAAGACATTAGAGGAAAATGGAGTAAACGTTATAGAGCTTCGTCGTAAAATGAATATGTCAGACGAGAAAGCTAAAGCTGCTGAGACTAAGAAAGAGAGGAAAGAAAATAGAAAAATTGAATCTGCTATCCTACAAAGGATCAGTAAGCTTAATGAAAGCCCTAAATTTAAGAAAATGGTAGCTAAGGCTGAAGCAGCGATAAATGAACAGATCAAAGAATATTAATAATATATTGAAACTACAATAACACAGAATATAGAGCATTATAAAAGACTAATGCTCTATATTAATTTTGAAAGGAGAACAATATCATGATTACTATGCCTATTGAGTTATATACTGATGGTAGTAGTTTAAGAAACCCTGGAGCGTCTGGACTTGCATATGTCATCCGTTATTGGGACATGCCTGATGGATCTGATTTGCCTGAACCAAAAATTATTGAAAAGAATCAGGGATTTAGGCTTTCTACAAACAATAGAATGGAGATCATGGCTGGTGTATGGGGCTTAAGAGCAATCATTCAAAGTGTAGAGGATGGAACATTTGCTGGCTTAAAACAGATCAATCTGTTCAGTGATTCTGAATATTTTGTCAAAGCGGTTAACATGAAATGGATTGACAAATGGATGCAGAATAATTGGATGACATCTGGATTCCAGGGAAGTAAACCCAAAGATGTTAAAAACAAAGATCTATGGGAACAATTAATTGAAACTAGAAATAAACTTCAATCAATGGGTATTGCTTTAACAATGACTCATGTCTTCGGACATAACGGAAATGAATTTAATGAAAGGGCAGATAACCTTGCTGTTGAGGCATCTAAAGGTACAAATCATATAATAGATGAAATGTATGAGAAACTGACAGATGTCATGAACAGGAGGTAAACATATGTCTTATGAATCATTGAGATATCTTCCGATACTTAATGGTGTTACAATTATCGGAAATAAACGTTTCGAGGATTTCGGTCTTGTTCCTATGAACTCTGAAGAGATTACAGAGATTATGCTTGAAGTATTCGGTTATGTACTGTAAATTATGGGATATAAGTGGGAGGATTAATCCTCCCACTTATATCATTTTTTTGTTTATATATTTTCATTTCGTATGTTAATAAATCTTAAAAAATTAAGATTTGAGTATCAAATATTTAATTCTAAAAAATTTTAGAAAGGTGGAAAATGATGAATAAAAAAATTATTTTGTACTCTACTGGATGTCCTAACTGTAAACTTCTCAAAGAATATATGGATAAGAAAGATATTATATATGAAGAGAATAACTCAGTTGATGACATGGTAGCTAAAGGTTTTGATCGCGTTCCTATGTTAGAAGTCGATGGAGAAATATATGATTTCAACGAGGCGTTAATGATCATAAAAAAATATGTAATGGAGGTAAATAAAAATGAAGACTAGTAAAGAGATTGTAGAACCATATCTCATGAAGAAAGACTGGAGAGTTAAAGAGAATTCTAGCTCGCCATATATGTTCGGTGGAATGGTTCGTTACAT